ACTACTTAAAGTGGGTTCAGTCGCGGGTAGGTTGGGCAAAGGCTGGTTTTGCGTCAGCTGCTATCGCCTGCGGCATCCGAGTGCCAGCGTGGGTACGTCGGCACGCAGGAAAGGCAGGCACTTCTAGCGTGAACTTTGGCGCAAATCCTTACGTGATCGGCACGGCCACCGGAATAAAAGTTCCCGACCCTGACCGCTACGTCAACGCGGGCCTTGCCTTCCGAGAGAAGATCACGCTCAAGAAAGTGGACGCCATCCTCGCCAACCGCGCGGTCAACCTTGGCTTCGCGCGCGTCAATGGCGCGGGCCGCGTGCAGGAGAATATGCCACAATGAGTACGAGAACCAACATCCGCAATGCCATCGCCAACGCGCTTACCACTCAGGGCGTGGTGCCGACCGCGAACATCCTCAAGGGGCGCAATAATACCCTTGCCTCGGTCTCGTTCCCATCCTGCGCCGTGTATGCGGTCCACGAAGATGTGGAGGTGCGAACGCTGGCGCCGTCGAATCGCGACCAGTACCGCGTGCTTCAAGTCGTGGTCGAGTACTTCACCGCGCAGACTTCGACGACGCTCATCGACGACCTATTCGATACCGGCTCCGCTGCGGTAGAAGCGGCTGTTTTGTCAGACGTAACCCTTGGCGGCGTCTGTCGTGATTTGCATTTGACGAGCGTCGATTATGTGATCGAGCCGGACGAAAACCTTCGCTGGGGAACCGCTCGGCATAACTTTAACTGCATTTACTTAACCACCGACTAAAATGGCTAACCATCTCGGCCGCGAAGGCACCGTCCGCATCTCTTCGACCACTATCGGCGAGCTCCGCAACTACGCGCTCGCCCACTCGGCGGACGTCGTCGAGGACTCCATCATCGGCGATACTTACCGCACGCGCAAGATGACGCTCCGCACGTGGAGCGTGAACGGCGACCTCTACTGGGACGAGGTCGATGCCGGGCAGATCGCGCTCACGGTCGGCTCGTCCGTAACGGTCAACCTCTATCCCGAGGGCGCGGCGTCCACTGCGGTTTACTACTCCGGCGGCGGCATCGTGACCAAGTTCGACATCAGCGCCGCGTTCGACGGGATGGTCGAGGGTTCAATCACGATCGAGGGCAACGGCGTCCTGAGCACTTTGACGGTCTGAGGTGCTGAATGGACCCAATCGATCTAGTTCGTGAGCACTTCGCCTCCCTCGGCACCCGAAAAATCGAGGTGCCAGAGTGGAAGCTGACCGTCTACGCCGCGCCCGTCACGCTTGCTGAGAAGAATAGGCTCTACAAAAAGAGCAAGGAAAGCGATATGGAGTTGCTCGTTGACCTTCTCATTATGAAGGCCACCGACGCGAACGGCCAGAAGCTTTTCACGCTCGAGCACAAGCCGACCTTGCTAAACAAGGCCGACTCGAACGTGGTCGCGCGCGTCTCCAATGCGATCCTCGCTGACGAGGCGCCCAAGGCCGACGAGCTAAAAAACTAATGCACGGCGGGGATGCCGCCGACATCCTCGCCGTTTATGCGCTGGCGGAAAAGCTCGGCAAGTTCGCTCACGAGATTCTCGAGATGCCGATCTCCGAGATGCAGGGCTGGGTCGCATACTTCCACCATAAAAACCGCGTAAGCTCCTAAGATGGCAACAGCGACATTTACCCTCCGCGCGGTCGATGAGACCAAGGCCGCGTTTGCTAGCGTCGAGAACTCGCTTCAGCGCATCGACAACGATGTCCGCAGCATCGGCAAGGGCTTCAGAATCGGCAATGTCTTCAAAGATTTGGTGCGCGGCTTTGGAATCGGCAGCGGGTTTCAGATAATTCAGAGCACCTTCGAGGGAATAAACCAGCAGCGGAAGGAGGAGTTGGAGACCGCGGAGTTTATCAACAAGGAGCAGGAGAAGCAGCTTTCGCTGCTCAAGCAGATCTTCGCATTGCGGCAGACGCCAGAGCAACAGACTCAAGTTCAGCTTCGAGACTTGAAGCGTCAGATGGCAGAGATTGAGGCCGAGCGAGAAAAGATTCTCGACGTGCGGCGACGGACATTCACACCAGTTCAAAAGCCGGGCTCGGCGTTTAGAAGTGCGGAGGAAAATCGAGCCGCAATCGCGCCGAAGATTGCGGACCTCACGGCAGAGGAGGCGCGTCGCGTCGCCGAACTTAACACAAAGTACCAAGAACTTCGACTTCAGATCGACAAGCTGAATCAAAGCTCGGGGCAGAGGGCGCTGGATCTTCGAGAATCCGAGCGGATCAGCGACCAGACTCGCAAGATCGGCGCTTACACCAAGGGGCTAGAAGCGCAGGAAGCCGCGTTCAATAGGCTCGTTGACGCGCAGAAAAAGGCCAACGACGAGACGGAGCAGGCGCGCGAGCGCGCAAACGCTGCGAAGGAAAAGGTCGAGGCGCAAGCGGAGGCATATCGCAAGCTGGGCGACCCGCTTCGGATTTACGCGCAGCAACTCGAGGAGGTTAATAAACTAGAGCGCGAAGGTGCTTTGACTGTGGCGGATGCTTCTCGGGCGCGAGATCAGATCGTCCGCAATCGAACCGCGACTCAGAAGCAAAGGATCGAAAGCTCTCTCGACGAGTTCTTCGGCGAGATGGACAAGATCAAAACCGAAACCAGCGTGATGGCGCAGGCGGCAGACGACCTTGGTTTCTCGTTCTCGTCCGCTTTCGAGGACGCAATCATCTCCGGCCAGAAATTCTCGGATGTGATGCGTAGTTTGGCGCAGGATATTCTCCGAGTCTTTACGCGCCTTGCGGTGACCAATCCTCTCATCAATTCAATCTTTGGTGGAATCTCTGGCTTTAGTCTCTTGCCGACAATCGCAGGGACTCGGGCCAAGGGCGGACCGGTCTCGATGGGTTCCGCCTACATCGTGGGCGAGGATGGGCCTGAGATCTTTGTCCCCAAATCGTCCGGCGACATTATCGCCAACAAGGGACCATCCGCCTCGATGGCCGGATCATCTGGCACGAACGTCACGGTCAACTACAACATCGCCGCGGGCGTCACGCGGGGCGAGCTCGTGCCGATCCTCGAGGCCGAGCGGAAGCGCCTCAAGGCCGAGATCCCTGATATGGTGCGCCGTGGTGGCGCCTACCGCGCAGCCTTTGCCTGACCTATGGCTCTAACCTACCCGCTCACGCCACCCTCGCCGTTTCGCATCTCGCGGCTTTCGCTGACTGGCGCGAGCGCGACGTCGCGCAACGTCTCGCCGTTCACGTTCCAGATCCAGCAGTACAACTGGCCGGGGCAAGCGTGGCTCGGTCAAGTCGAGTGCCCGCCGATGGTGCGCGCGGACGCCGAGGCGGTGATCGCGTTCCTGCTGGCGGCGCAGCGTGGCACGTTCTACTTTCAAGACTACGCCAACCCGCTGAACCGTGGCGGCGTGACCGGCACGCTGACCGTCTCGAGCGCGACGGCCAACGCCTCGACGCTCACCTTCAGCGGGGCCACCGGTTCCTTCGCGCTGGGCGACTGGCTCCAGATCTCGACCTCGCTTTACAAGGTCGTGCAAGTCAACTCCTCGAGCAGCGTGGACTTGTTCCCGGTCCTGCGCTCCAGCTACGCGGGCGGGACGGCGATCACCTACGCAAACGCGAAGGGTGTCTTCCGGCTGGCCGAGCCAAAGACCGACTGGTCGATTGACCTCGCGTCCATCTACGGCGTGAGCTTCAGCATCGTGGAGGAGGTCGCCTAATGAGCATCACGACCGCAGGTCGCACGCTCTCCGCGGATATGGTGACCGAGGTCAGCGCGACGCAACTCGCGCCGATCCTGATGGCGAGCCTCCAGTTCTCGACGCCGGTCTATCTCTGGTCCGGCTACGGCTCGCTGGGCTACGGCGGCGTGACCTACCTCGGCATCGGCACGCTTGGCACTATCTCTCCCGTCGAGGAGACTACCGACCTCGCGGCGCGCGGTATCTCGATGCGCCTCTCCGGCGTGCCCACCGCCAACGTTGCGTTGGCGCTGACCGAGAATTACCAAGGCCGAGCCTGCACCATCTTGTTCGGCGCGCTTTCGCCGACAGCCGGGACGCTGATTTCGTCTCCGGTGACCGTGTTTCAAGGCAAGATGGACGTGATGCAGATCAGCGACGACGGCCAGAGCGCCGAGCTCACGATGACGGCGGAATCGCGGCTGATGGATTTTAAGCGCGTGCGAGAGATCCGGTACACCGACGAGGAGCAACAGAACCTTTTCTCGGGCGACGTGGGGCTCGAGTTCGTCAACGACATCCAAGAAAAGCCGATCTTCTGGGGGAATCAAAACCAGACGCAGAACATCGAGTGGGACGGCGGCGATAAGACGGGCGGAAGCGTTACAGAATGAGTGCAGCCGACAATGCCGCCATTCTTGCGCGCTTCATCGAAGAGCGGAGGCGGATGCCGTTCGCGTGGGGATCCAACGATTGCTGCCTGTTCGCCGCGGATTGGGTTTTGGCCGCGACCGGGCGCGACATCGCGGCGGACTACCGCGGGCGCTACTCGAGCGCGCTGCCTGCGCTGCGATTCGTCGAGGCAGGCGGCGGCATCGAGGCGATGGTTGAGCGCGCCGGAGGCGAGCGAATCGACGCAAAGCTCGCGCGCCGTGGTGACCTTATCGCTCGCGATGTCGGGAACGGCACGGGTCTCGGCGTCTGCATCGGCGCGCTTGCTGCGTTCGTCGCGGAGGATGGACTGCGGTTCGTCGACTTCACGCAAGGCTCCTGCTGGCGCTTTTGATTTATGCCGCAACTTGCCATCGCTGCAGTCGTTTTAAAAGCTGCGTTCGCCGTCGGGATTAATCTTTCCGTAGCTGCGGCTATGTATGCCGCCGCGGTAATTCAATTTATCGCTGTAACTGCAGCGTCAATGGCTGCGAGCAAGCTGCTCCAGCGCAAGCCGCCGGGCTTCGGCGATGCATCGCTGGCCGACCGCACGCAGATGGTGCGGTCGCCGATCTCAGCGCGGCAAATTATCTATGGCGAAACGCGGGTTTCGGGAACGCTCGTTTACATCTCGACGACCGGCGCTAAGAACGAATACCTACACCTAGTCGTTGCACTCGCCGGGCACGAGGTCGAGGAAATCGGCAGCGTTTATTTCAACGACGAGCTCGCGCTGACTGGCGCAGGATCGGGGGCGAGCGGACGCTTTACCGGATACGCGGAGATCTACAAAAAGCTCGGCAGCGATACGCAAACGGTCGAGACCAACCTCCAGTCGGCGACGTCAGGTCTGGCAAATGGTGCGTGGACTAGCAATCATCGCTTGCGCGGCATCGCCTACCTTTACGTGAGGCTCATCTGGGATGAGAAGGTGTGGGCCGGGGGGATCCCTAATATCGCCGCGATGGTTAAGGGGAAAAAGATTTGGGATCCGCGCACGTCCACGGTCGCTTATTCCGCAAACGCCGCGCTTTGCCTGCGCGATTACCTGACCGACACGCGCCTCGGCATGGCGATGGACGGCACCGAGATGGATGACACCGCCTTCATCGCCGCGGCCAACATCTGCGACGAGCAAGTGCAGATCCTCCCGGCGTCGCCGACGACCTACGAGAACCGGTACGAGGCCAACGGCGTTCTGTTCACGAGCGCCTCGCCGGACGAGAACATCGGCAAGCTTCTCTCCGCGATGGGCGGGCTGATCGCCTACAGCGGCGGCAAGATCGTGCCCTACGCGGGCGGCTACCGCATCCCGACCGTGACGTTGAGCGAGAGCGACTTTGCGGGCGCGGTGCAGATCCAGACGAAGACCTCCGCGCGGGATAGGGTTAACGCGGTCAAGGGCGTCTTCGTCTCGGCAAAATCGGAGTGGCAACCGACCGACTTTCCGCCGCTCGTCTCGTCCACGTATTACGCGGAGGACGGCAACATCCGGTATTACCGCGACGTAGTGCTTCCGTTCACGACCTCGAGCTCATGCGCCCAGCGTCTCGCGCGGATCGAACTGCGACGCGCCCGGCAGGAGTTGACGATGACCGCGCGTTTCAAGCTCGACGCGATGCAGCTGCGCGCGGGCGATACGGTGATGATCACCAACGCCAAGTTTGGCTGGACGAACAAGGTCTTTGAGGTGATGGACTGGCACTTTGCCAGCGACGGCGAGCCGCCGCAGCTGACGGTCGAGATGACGCTGCGCGAGACGGCAAGCGCGGTCTATGACTGGAGCGTGACGGATGAAATCGAGATGCCGAACACGCCGACCACGACGTTGCCGAATCCGTTCACGCTCGCTGCTCCGACCAACCTTTCGCTGGTCGCCGATGGCACGACGCAGCTAGTGCAGGCTGACGGCACTGCGCTGCCGCGGATCAAGGTCTCGTGGTCGGCTCCGGCTGAGGAGTTTATCCAGAGCGGCGGGTCGGTCGGCATCGATTACAAGGAGAGCACGAGCACGACTTACCTTACGTGGGCGACCGTGCCGGGCGACCGGACGCTCGAGTACAT